ACCGTTACCACCATCGAGTATTTCGATAACAGTAGCAAACTTATAATCAATACCACTAGCAGCTGAACTCTGTTCAAAGAAATCAAACTGCTTCTGTAGTTGTTCACCAACAAGCTTTTGCACATTACCATTAGCATCTTCACGTAGGTTGAGAGTGATTGCTTCCCAACTTGGCTTACCTGCTAGATATACTTTTGAATTGTAAGCGTCAAGTGTAATTTCTTCAAAAGTTACACTTGGACGAGTTACGTCCATTACCTGCTTTGTTAGTTCTGTAGTTGGTGTGCTTATACCAAAATTTTGTAGTGTTACTCTAAAACGATACTGTAGCTTTGGCATTAGTAGTGATTGTGTCGCACTACTTTGATTTGAAGCAAGTGGTACAGTAAATTTAGTTAATGTTGAGATTGCCATACTAGACTCCTAATTTCTATATGTATTTATTCCGTATAATTACTGGGCTTACTTACCAAGCCCAGCAATCTCTCCTGTGTTCTTCAATCTTAGTGGAATGTAGATGAACTCAACTGCCTTAACTGGCTCGATAGCAATGTCTAGATATAGTTCATTACGATCAATTCTTGCAGGTGTGTTGTTTGAATCATCACATACTACTAGGTAGTCATAGATACCGCGTTGTCCAACTAGTTCAAGCATGATGCTCTCTGCTGCTGCCTTTAGCTCATCTCTAGTAATCTTATCGTTTGGTTCAAAGATATATGGTTTAGCTAACTTAGTTAACTGACCACGTAGATAAACAACTAGTCGAGCAACATTTACACGATCCAATGCACTTGCGTTAGAAGCTCTTGTCTTCTGTCCAAATATCACAATTCCAGCACCTGTTAGGAATGTTATTGGATTGATAGCAACAGCATAAAGTGTATCTCTCTGACCTTCATTAAGTGATATTGACTGCCACTCGCCTGTCATAGCATCTACATAACCAACTGATGTAGCGTTTGATACCTTACCGCGGCGTGTACCTGCTGGTGCAAACCATGGATAGCTTACTCCATCACTTAGTGCTATTGAACGTAGTACCATGTGGCTTGCTGGAACAACGATGTTGTTACCGTTGTTATCTGTAGTATAACCACTTGGATAGTATACACCTAGATACTCATCATAACTTACTAGTGCATCCTCACCGTTATCAACTGCTAGTCTTGCATTTGTACCCCAATCATTGATTGAAGTAGCATCGCTTGGTAGACGGAATGGTGTATCACCGATAACAAATGCTGTTTGCTTACGATCAATGTTTAAGTTAACCATATTTGCTATTAATTCAACATATCCTGGGCAAACAATTAGATTGAATGTACGTATTTCTGTTTCACGTAGTGATTGATTAGTGTCAACCATTGCCTTGAGATGCTTCACTACAACCTTACGTTGAGCGTGACGACCAAATAGTCCATGTCCGTCTGCTGCGTTTCCGCTTTCATTAACCCAACGATCTACGAAATAATCTTCTTGGCTTTCGGTATTGAAGCGGTAATTATCATGGTTTGGATCAATATAGTTACGTATATAACGCTTTACATTATTACCGCTGCGACGTGTATTGAATAGTAGCATACCGCGTGGATAGAGATCTGGATCTGGAGCGTCGGGATCTAAGAAGACACTTACTAGTAGATCTGTAATTGCACCAGGCTTATCACTGTTAGTTCCATTTACATTATTTCTAGCATCCGCAAATAGTACACCATCTTCAGTAGTTTGATCTTTATTATCCATAGCTACCCACTTTAGATTAAAGTAATCATACTTGTACATAGCTGGATAGTTTTCTACATCTCCAGTATCAATCCAAATATCACCATTATTTAATGGAGTTCCATCACTTTGTGTCTTTGGTTTTGTTGCTGTAATGATCGGACCATTTGGATCAGTCTTAAAATTCTCATCGGAACTATAATAAGGACTAGAATGATTTGGATTAGATGGATCATTGTATTGATAGCCGACCCATGTAGTTCCGTTATGTATCATGATATCAACTTGATCAAGTGTTTGATTATACCATAGTGTACCATCTGCTGGTCTTTGATTTGGAACAGTATTTGATGATATCGCTTTTAGTTGTTTCCAATTTGTAGCGACATAATCATGTGTATCCCCACCTGGAGCAGTATAAAGATTAGTTGTTCCAGAATTTGTTACATAATCATAAGGTATAAATCTTAACAATGATAGTGGATTATTTGTTCCGTCAGTTAAGCGGAAATCACCACCAATTTCGTGTCTAATAACTAATCTGTTACGTGAATCAACATTTGCGATTATGTTAGTTCCATCTGGCATCGCTGCGTTAATAGCTGCTGCTAACTCATTCGCATCACTAACAGAATGTGTTGCTGTGAAAGAAACTACTATATCAGATGATAAAGTTGCTTTACCTATCTGTGTTTCTGCTATTATAAAACTATATGTAGTTCCATTAACAAATGTTGTTCCTGTAATAACACCGCTAGTTATAGAAGTTGGAGCTGGAAGTTCACGACGGAATATAGTAAATGTTGCCTTTGGATTTAGGTCTTCGTCAACATTATACTGTACGTATAGTGCTCCTCTTGCGATATTTTGACCACCACCTGCACGGTCTAGGTTATATAGAGCAGCATTATTGTTAGGATATACAGGAGCAGGTATTATTACCCAATCATTTAGTGTAGAACTCCATTCCTTAACTACCCAATGGGCTCCAAGATTTACATTAGTTGTCTTGATCCATAGACTTCCGCTTGGGCGTGGAGTTGGATCTTGTGGACTCTTAAAACGTGGAACTTGTGTGTGTGGACCAAGTGCTATCACTGGCTTATTATAGTTTCCTATAGCGATTCCAATTTGGCTTCCAGCTGCTGATGATTGCACTAATGATACAGGTGGGCTGATTCCGCCTGGTGCTTGTATCTGTATGCCATTTTCTGTAGAATCGCAATAAAGCTCTAATCTTCCAGTTCCTGCTGGTATAGCAGCAGTAACAGCACCATTTTGTATAATGCTTGTAACTCGTAGGGCTGGGTTGGTATTAGCTGCGGGATTACTACTGTTATTTTGTCCATTATCATGGAGTCCGTAAATTTCATTTAGTACACCATTGATATTGTTATAAGGTGCAGCAGGAACAGTTATTGTTGTTCCGCTGATTACCATAGCAGCACCGGCTGTTAGTGTTGGATTGCTCTTAGTAGACTGTATAGTTGGAATACTCTTAGTCCAATCAGGTGAACCTACTTCTACCCAATCGCCCATTTTGTTCTTATAATATAGAACATTCTGTAGACCTGCTACAACACAGTAATCGCCCATCTTGCCAATTGAGCCGAGCGGGGCACTTGTCTGTGCATCTAATAATGTTATATCTGTGATTACGATCGGTATCTTATTTGTGAACTTTTGTCCGCCACTAACTGAAGCAGGAGAACTATTCCATTCGAATACACCAAAATGTGTATCTCTAGTATCGAACCAATATGTTCCATCGTCTGGAGTTGCACTAGGAGCTGTTGCTGAAGGTACTAGTTGTCCAAGATCTAGATCTGAACGTACTACCCATGCTGAATTGCTAACACCTAGATAGCTATAGGCTGCCTGTAGGCCATACTCATTAAGCTCACCACCGTGTATTGGATTCTGGCTTGAATCAGTGTAAAATAATGGAGTACCAAAGAAATCGCTTAGATCACGTTGGCTAGTTAGTAAGTATGGCTTACCTGCGTTAGCCTTTAGCGTTCCTACCGCAATGCCGGTGCCGCTTCCGTTCCTCTTGTTTTCTTTTGTAGATACTACGATTAGTGGTCTAGTACCTGGTTCTGCTGGTACGTAAAAGCTTTCGTCAATTACTTTTACTTCTACGCCTGGTGAATTTAATGCCATCTTGGATCTCCTGTATAACAGACTTCAATAATATTTAGTTGTTATAGGAGAAAATGGCGTTTATAGATACTTAAAAAGGCGCAGTAAAGGTATCTATCTTTATAAATAAAGGTAACTAAAGGTAAAATGATATGGATGAACGGAAACTATGTAAAATATGTAATTTTAATCTTAGAGCTATTAATTATAAGACAGCTGATAAGATCTATTATAGATCTATGTGTGATCCTTGTCTTCGTGTGCAAAAGAGAGGTCAAACTCCTCGCTGGATCAGAGAGGGATATAAGAAACGTGTAAAATGTGAAGCTTGTGGGTTTGTTCCTAAATATCAAGAACAGTTAACCGTACTAGACTATAGCAATACCTTCAAGACTCTATGTTTAAATTGCGAAGGTGCTGCTAAAGTCACCAATAGGATAGAAATTAAGAGAGGTGACCTAGAACCCGATTTTTAAGGTCTTCTAGTGTTCCGTTATTCTCTAACGTCTTATCAAACTTAGATCTAGCCCATTCCCATTCACTAGAGTGTATATGATTAGGTGGTGAGCCGCCTAACTGATATTGCACAAACCACTTAGGATCAGGACCACGTTTAACGCACCAAATCTCTCCGCCAATCTGCTTGATTAAATTGATTTCGTTAGGAAAGCGTGTGTCGGGGATAACGTAGTTCTTACCTTCTTCTATCTTGCGTTCTAGGCTAGCAATCCATATATCCTGATGGAAACCTGCTCGGCAAACTTCAGTACCCCACAACTGTAGAACTAAACGAGGAGTTAGATCAGGAATACCTAAACGCTTTGCCCACCATAGATCAACTTGTTCTCGCCATTCTCTGCTCTCAGCAGTAGATCCTTCAAGCAATTGTCGATCCCAACTAAACACAGCAGCCACAGCATCTTTTAGACTGTCAGCAAAACTGAGAGATTTGAATCCGCACATGCCTATCAGGACATCTGATACGGTTCCTTTGCCACTTCCGATTAATCCGCATATACCAATAATCATGTTTTAATAATAATATAGAAGTGTATTCTTGTCAACCTATAATGAAAGTGTAGCCGGCTCCGCCAGTTACCTGTGTAGCTAGTTCAGCTTCGAGGCGTTCTATGTCCGCTTTAGCTTCACCCTTGATAGCAGTCCCATTTAATGAACCACCACCTTGTGGACCTGCGATCTGGCTAAACTTTTCACGGGCCTCACCGATCATCATCTTACAAGTAGCTAGTGTATAATCTTTGAGCCACTGGTTAGCATAGATATCTTCTAATATAACAAAGTCTGGACGATAATTATATGTCCAGACTAATATCTGTTCTGTAGTATTTGGACGTTGTGTGATTGTAAGTTTACGTGTGCTTTGGTTGTAGTTATAATTAATAAAGCTACCAAACATACGACCAACCAGTTCTTGGTATTGGGCAAACATTTCATATGTTAATAGTCCGCCCATGTTAGAACTTGATAGCAAGTAAGTATTAGTGTAGGCCATGTTAAATGGTTCAAAGAGTGTGCCACCATCACCGCCGCCTGATCGTGAACCAATGCTGCGACGGAATAACTGTCTCACACTTACAACTTCTTTTGGTAGCGTATATGTATTAACATTAACTTCAAGCGTTAGGAACATATAGCTTTCTTCAACTGAGCTATCACCACGCTGTCTATATTTGTTTAGAGCACGATCTAGAGCTGTCTGATAGTGTATAGGATCAAGTTCAAGATCGATCATACCCCCACCAAGCATTGCAGTAACATAATCATATACTTGTTGTTTCTTATCGTCTAGATTACTCATTCTATATTTACCTTAAATTACAATGCTGCTATTCTTGATTTGAAGTCATTAAAATCTGTACTATTTGCTACAGTAGTCTTTAAAGTATCTAAGCTTATTCCAGAGCCAGTTGACCCAGTATAACCTACAGTATCTACCATTTTATTTTCCTTTTACTTTTATTTACTACGTTTAATTCTAGTTCTAGGATAAGTTAAACCACTAGTTGGTCTTGGTTTAAAAGTTGCTTTTGGAAATGAATTTCCGGTTAATTCTTTTTCTGGTTTATAATAGAGAAATAGATTAGATCCATTTCGTAATTCACTAACTCCAGCAGCTCCACCGATTAATGTTTTTATTTGATCTGCCTTAGATGTTTTAGCGATATAGTCAATCGCATCATATTGATTCATATTAGGATATACTTCCAACGCACATGCTAATACTCCACACACTTGAGGACTAGCCATGCTAGTACCGCTTATCTTGTAATTATAATAGCTGTTATTTCTAGGATCTGGAAAAGTTGTACTATAGGCACTATATGAGCTGAATATTTGTGACCCAGGTGCCCAAACAACAACTGCTGTACCACGATTACTATAAGAAGCAGGAGTATCATTTTCTATCGAATCTATCGACCCCACAACAATAACTGGAGCATCGTAATTTTCACCAGTAGCTTTTGATACATTGATACAAGGACTACTTCCTCTCCATTCATACCATTTTCGACCGTAATCATAAGTTCCGACGTGTTGGTAATGTTCTTGTGTCCAATAATTATCATAATCAATGTCACCTGAAGTTACAACAGTTGTACCATCGTTTCCTGCTGCACCGACTATGATTATACCAGACTTTATTAGATCCTCAACATCTGCGTCTAGATATGCTGATCTCAACGGGCCATTTGATGTTGCAGTTTTTGACAATGTACCAAATGAAGCAATTTGTTCATCAGTAAAAGGTGCTCCATATGTACCAGAGCGTGTTACAGCATTATTAGGACCAAATGCTATGCTGAAACTTGGAGAATTTAAAATCTCACTCGGACTTTCCCAAAAGTATATTTCAATCTCTATACCCGGAGATCCAATAGTTCCAGAGTTAGTATTATTTCCTTCAATCCTTAATTTGAAAACTCTATTTGGAGCTGTTCCAGTAGTTACGTAAAATATACGTTGTATACTTCTATCTCCGGAATTCCACATAATTTTTGTACCGGCAGGATTGTTTACACCAAATCCTGTTTTAATAGTTGTACCTGCTTCAAATGTGATATACCCATTAGTACCTACATATAAACTATTGTATACATATGGGGTACTACCGTGTCCGTTAACATCATAAGATTGAGCGCCACTTTTAAAAGAAAATGGGAGATTTATTGTCCAATATCCGTCATCATTATTTCCATAAGTTGGAGTTGTTGATACAGTGGCTCCTAGATCATTAAATCCTGTCGATCCTAAATGTGTGTATCCTCCGGTATATGCTAAACTAATATTACTATTAGTACCATATGTATCAAGTATTTTAAAAGTATATCTGTCAGGCCTATAAAATGGGTAATAACACTTAGTCTGAGGTGTTTGATCAGCCAATGAATAAGGTACGATCCAAAAGTATCCACCCATAAATCCTGTAGTAATAGGATTTCCAAAATAGCCATCATATAATGGTGCTGTATAAGTCACACCTCTATACTTGATCTCAGTAATAAAATCTGTTCTACCATCAGTTCTAGGCTGTGTAACTGATCCCCAACTATTATTAATTATAGTCGGATTTTTTACACCAGTTTCTGGATTTATTGGTTTATTATTGTGGAATTCTTTTACATAATTTAAAACATAACGACAATAGTCCAGATCTTTAACACCAAAATATATATGATATATGTTAGCATCTCTCGCCCATCCTTGTGTATTTCCTGCTGCTATACCTGCTACGTGTGTAGGATGATATGTGTTAGATGTACTAGCACCTGGATATGAACCAAAATCAGGATAGGTACCAACCGCCTCTCCAGTTACTGCTGGGTTGTGTTGGTACCAATTATAATATTTTAATCTGCTACCTCCAGTTCCATCTGCATTTACTGCAAATTCAGGATGGTCTTTTATTATATCAACATCATCAACTATTATTATATCAACATTCTTACCTGTCTGTGCTAGATTAATTGTTGCTGCCCTAGTTTGAAGTGTATTAGCTCCATTGTAGCTCCACCCAAGACCACCCCAAGTTGGAACTGTTTGGCTACCTTCTACACATCTTAACAATCCCCAGTTTTTGTCATTAACAGTTGCAGTATTTCTACTTTTACTCCAACGATTGCTATATTGGGTTTTAGTTGAATATAATTCAACTTTTACATTCCTATATCTAGGATGCAATTCTACTTCTTTAATTCTAGGGTCGTCTTTTAGTAATTCAGCTTCTTCGTCGGTGATATTATATGAAGTTGCTCTACTGTTCGGACTTCGATCTATACATTCAACAATTCTTTTCAATGATTCAATATTGTTTGGACAGTTACCTTCAATTTCTAAATCAGAATAAAGACTATCTAAATCTGAATGATGGTTAGCAATGATATAATATTCTTTTTCGCGTATTTCATCTTTAGTTACTCGAGGATCATCATCTAACGGAAATCCGTTAATTATAGTAAATTCCCCATCTTTTGGTGGTAAACTATTACTTGGAATAAATTCTTCAGTTACATTGAAATGTTTTTCTTCCATTTTATTATACCTCCAAGCATACTAAAGTTAAAGTAACTGTAACTGTTGTAATGCTTCCGCTTAAATTCGTTACCATTATTGGAATATCTGTTGATGGACTCGATTCAGCACTAAACCCTATAGTACCCGGAGTTATTTTTATAGTTTGAGCACCGGATGTAATAGCTTCTGCGATAACTCCACTTCCAGCAGCTGGATCTGTATTTTTATCACGGCCTGAGTTTATATCTGCTGTTCTCGATGCTATGCTGTCATATATTACAACCCATGCTGCATCGGATGTTTGTATTGAATACAACATATATCCTTTAAATCCAGTTATAGTATAAGTTCCAGTAGCGCCAATACCTAGACTTCCGCCGCCACTTGCAGTTGTTCGACTTGTAAGACCACTACCTCCTCCACTACCTGCTGGGCCAGTAGGTCCAGTAGGTCCGGTAGGTCCGGTCGCCCCAGTAGGTCCAGTAGGTCCGGTAGGTCCAGTAGGTCCAGTGGGTCCACTGCCGCCTGGTCCGCTACCACTCGGTCCAGGAGGTCCATCAGCTCCAGTAGGACCAGTAGGACCAGTAGGACCGGGAGCTCCATTATCACCTTTTGGTCCAGAAGTTCCAACTGATCCAGTATAACCTACAGCAGCATAAGCACCATCTAGACCACGTGATCCAGTATACCCAGTACCACCTGATCCAGTATATCCAGTTGATCCTGCCGGT